CACCGCGATACCACTCTTGGCAGCTAAGCCAGACCGTGGTCTAACTTGTCCCTCCCAATATAGGGGTAATTCGATGTGAATTCCAGTAGGTATTACCTCTCGTTCACCCATTCTATTTAGGCAAATTTGCTTTTCAATGCACGCGAAAAGGTCGATTCCAGCACTGCCTTCTGTCGCTGGTTTCAGGTCGATATCCATTTGTGGATTGATCATTTTAAGGAACTTGAATTCGCGGGTTAGCATCACCTTTAGAGGTACATTACCACCCTGATTGAATGAGTTTTGGATATCCATGAAAGATTTGGAGATTGCCCCCAAAGTGTCTACGGCTTTGGTTGTTTCTTCCTCGACAATCCTTTCTATGCCCTTCTCTACGAATTCTTTCTCTTGGGCAATAGTTGTGATTGTCTCCCCGGTTTCTTCCTCTCCGGCGTATTCAAAAACCAAATCTCGCTTTTCGCTTTCAGTCATTATTGTTCCTCATATTGGATCCGTATTTCACTGGACCCAACATGAGAACATTTTAGGAAGGAATCAAGATCAATCCCAAAGAATTGGAGGCATAGGGAGATTCATGGGACTATCAGGATCTTCTATCTCGAAATTTTCATCCAGATTCGTTGATAGCCTATCATCTAGTTCGATTTCATGGTAACGAAGTTCGTCAATGAGATGACACATAATGACACAGGACATGACCATATCATCTTTGGATCCTTCTTTAGCTGCCCAGGTTGGCCCTCTTTTCACGAACGTCTTCAACTGAGAAGCCAACCATTCAGATTTGATTCCAAAAATGTTCTTTTCTAGCAACTGTTTGAATTCGACAGAATATCTTTTCTTAGTAGCCAGGGTGGTCAACAATCCCCGGAATGGGTTGACCCTGGTTTCATATCCTGGTGTTCCTCTGACATTGCTACTTGTCTGAGTGGCATCAATTAGGTATCCAGGGAAGTTTCTTTCATCCGCAGTCTCGATTGTTTGTAAGATTCCAATTCCTAAACCATTTCGTTCCACAGAATAGTAGATATCCATACTGCCTCTATGTTCGTCAAAGTCTTGCTGAAGCATATAAATCCTAAGAAGCACTCTACGTAGCATTCGGGTTTGTTCCGTTTGGTCTACGGTGTTGTCATTCCATTCTGCTACTTGCTTCAGAGAGGGCAATTCCCACACCTGAATCACTGCATCATCCAGCCCTGCCCCGTCAGAGGGGTCCATAGCCACTGCATAAGCCGTGTTCGGCTTTATTTCCTCATACCACCTACAACCCCATCTATCAACATATCGTGGCTTACAGACGATGTGACGAAGCACAGCGAGCTTCTGCGAGGATATCAGTGTTTCATCCCCGGAGATGAAGGCGCATTCAAACTCTCGCTCCCATTCTTCTTCGGAGACCCCGGAGACCAAAACATCCATTCGGAAGTCGTCGCCTCGCATTCCACCTCTCTTGTAGTCTGGGGTTTTTGTCCAGTGGGAGAAGAATCCCACAAATCCTTCGGTTGCTCTTTCTACGTCAGTCACGATGGGAAGTTTTAGTGTGGCTCTTTTGAATTTTTCTTGTGCTTGCCGATCTTCGAAGAGAACTTCATATTCTTCCTTTTTCACACCATCTTCCGTTTGCAACATCTTTTCAGAATATGCATCAATCCATTGGTCAGATGTTTTGTGCATTCTACAAGAGAACCAGATTTGAGCAAATTTGTCTTCGTCAGTATTGGGAGTGCTCGTAATAATACAGTCACCACCAGCGGACAAGGTTGGAAAAAGTGCAGCCCAGAAATCACTGGCTTTTCCTGGATCAACGAATGCAAACTCATCAACATATACGAGAGAAATGGACTTACCTCGACCAGACTTCTTGGTGGTTGCTGCTGCTTTAATCTTACTACCATTATCAAACACTTTGGATTTGATATTGTCTATCTTGACTCCTGGCTTGAGCCACCAGGGAAGTTCCTCATATGCGAACCAAAGCCTTTCCATGATTTCTAGGGCTCCTTCCAATTGGTAGGATACTACTAGAAGATTTTGATTGTTTCTGAAACACGCTCTCCAGAGAAGGTAAGCGGCTGCGGTTGTCGTTTTCCCGGTCTGTCGTGGCATCATAGCTACAACACGGTCATGATTATGGTATACCTTGATAAGGTTTTCTTGATAGCCGTGGAGGTTAAAATCGATAGGACCCAAATCAGGATGTTCGATCCTGACATATTTTTCAATGAAATATACGGGGTCTGTTTCGCAGATAAGGATCTCTGCCATTTGCTGTGGGGTGAATTCTTGTCTGAAACCGGCAGGCTTGATCTTTCCGCCTTCGCTCTCAGGCTCGTAAGCACGAATAGCCATAACTATCCTCCGTTAACCTTGTGCAGATTCTGGGTCATCCGCGAGAAGTTTTTGGGAGTCTAATTTATACTTATTTGCTACCTGAGTTATTGCTTTCGAACGGGCATCTGTTTCGTCCATAGACTTAACAATCACATGATATTCTTTACCAGTATCCTGGTCTAGAACTGTGACTTCTCTAGGTATTGGAGCAGCCAATTCTACAATATGTGTAAACCTGAAATCGCGGTCTGAATCAATCAATCTCAAAGACTTTTCATTAATAACCTCAAGCGTTCCTCCACCAGAACTTGTCATTTCCGGCAAGAAGACGTGGCTATCAGGAAGATTCTTAAATGGGCCATTGATGTGAAGAATGCTATCATTTCTCTTAAATCGTTCTACCAGATAAAATCCCTTGAGTCGGGACTGACCGGTTACTTCTTTAAGTGCTGTGTGGGATGTGACGAAGGACTCTGTTAGCACTGGCTCAACATTGTGCTGACTAATATCTTCCTCTCGTTCCTTACGATCCTGCTCAAGTTCCTTGAAAAAATCACCAAGACGTTTGTTCCCAGCCAATTTTTGTGCTTCATCGGGGGATGTAGGATTATCGGATGTTGCACCCCAATCCTTAGCATTCTGAACCAATGTCTTATAGTCCTCCGAATCGGATACATCCTCATCATCATCGCTGTTATCAAGCTGTTTAGAGGATTCACCCTTCTGGTGAACTATGATATATTCATTGTTGATATGGGTAAACAGAGCAATTTTCTCTACAGCCGTTTGGTTTGGTATTGATGTACCAAGAACGACTGTAATAGTGTATACGCCAGACCATGGCTCGTTGATAAACCCGTTCTCATCATTAGCTAATGGAGGTACATAGGTCCCCTTCTTGATTTCCCGAAGGTCATATGGAAGAAGCGAGAGACGGATGAAATCCATAACGTCGGACTGGTGGATATTCCTAATAGAACGAACGTAGTAAGTATACTCTTGGTCTTGCTCTACAAGTAGTGCTCGAAAACTTTTACCCATGATTGGTTTTCCTTGATATTCTACAGTATTTACTCGCCATTCGATTCTTCTATACCCTCGCCATTCTTGGCTTTATCCATGAGTTTTCGAAGTTCTTCTCTAGAACCGAAGAAATTGTAGTTTGTTGTCATTTTTCCAGCAACGCCCCTGGTCTTGACGAATGCCTGCTCCTTTAGCCTCTGGTCCTTGACTCGCACCTGAAGGTCCGTTTTGTGTTTCACGGCATCTAATGTAGCCGCCAGAATAATGGTAACCATCTCGATATGACGATTTCTGAACTTTGGTTCTATGTTGGCGGTCTCTCCATACTGCTCGTTCATCATTGTCATTCCTTTGTTAATGAGAAGTTCTAGTTGCTTTTGACCTTCAACCAATGCATGTTCCTGGTCCGTCATATCTGGTAGATCTTCATTTCCGACCGGGTTTATTTCATGAGGTTCTACCGAAACAAGATTCGTTGTTATATCATCGTCGTTTGTATCGGGCACAATCATTCCTAGCTTCTTGGCTATATTGGCATTGATTTTTGGAGTGTTCATCGTTTCTTGACCTTCCCTACTTTAGGAGACTTCCGAATAAGACCCCCTTTAGTTTTACTTATCCTAGACCTGATCGATGGTTTTTTCTTACTAGTTGTTGTCTTTTTTCTTTTTGGTGCTTTGGGAGTAGTTTTCTTAAGGAGTTCTTTACCTTTAAACTTGGCCTTTATTGGATGTGGTCTTCCCTTTCTATTTGCATGATTGTTAAACATGTCTGCTTCTGTCATGAAAATAAAATCAATACCTCTTCTCATTGCCCACTGATGGGCTGCTCCCCATTTCGCTTCGTTTTTGATTCTAATTAGTGCATCTACGTTGTTCCTTGCATGAGCTTCATAAGTCTCGTGCATTGGTTTAATTTCGATCAATTTTGTACTTTCTTTTCCAGAAGCTCCAAGATATGTAACTAAGAAATCTGGTTTGTAAATCGACTGCTTGTTCTTCTTCGAAGCAGAGAGAGGATTTTCATACGGGATATTAATAGGCTCATATGCCCATGATAAAACCCCTGGATGATTATCACAGTACTTCATGAATTCTGCTTCCCACGAAGATTTTGCGATGATAGGAAAGCTGCCCGTATATTTCGACGGATTGGTAGGACTAAACAGCGATTTGATCCCTCTTCTTCGTGCCATTATGGTGGAGAACCTGCTACCGATTCCCCAAGCCTTCGGATCAATACATCCCTAGTCTGAATATTGGATTCAAGTCTGGTTATTTCCCTATTAATACTTGCTTGTTCTTTTACACTTTGTGAATCATTAATACTTCCTTTAAGGCCGAGTACAGCAACTTCTTCAGCCGTATTAATGGATTCCAATCTACCAATATTGGAAATTGTGTTTGATCTAATTTGAGCATACGAACGATTGGGAATAGCAATTGCCTTTGGGTTTGGAGCAGATCCTGGAAATTGTCTCTGAGTATTTTGGATAGCAGTTTTGGTTGATGTTGGAAGAAGCTGCTTCTCTGCTGCATTGATAGCATTAAGCTGATCGACAAGAAAAAACTCTCTGATGTTGAGTTCACTGAGTCTTTTTTGTTGCTCGGCCTGGGTAAGAGAAGTGTTCCCACTCTGAATTTCGCTCCGTTGTCTAGAGATTTCAGTAATGTCCCTTTGCATTCCTGTCTTTGAAGTAGGTATAACTGGTGTCGTTTTTACAAACGGTTCTAATTGTGTTGGAAGTTTAACAAGACCATCACTGGTTTCATTATTTGTCGGATTTGATGGTTGTCCTAATTCTGGATTTAAAAATCTTGTTGATCGTTCCAGTTCTTCTGGAGGAATTCTATTTCTCTTTAGAAATTCTTCATTCTGGGTTGCTCCCAGAGGATCGTTTGCTCCGCTCGGATCTGAAAGTACCCTATTGTTATCGCTGGTAGATGGAGTGGTAGCACCTCTTGATACAAGATCTACTGCTTGTGAACCAATTTGACGAGAACGGCGCATCCTGGCAATTCCTGGCCGTTCTGGCGTATCTGAATTTTCCACTGGCTCAAAATCAAGAAGCTCTTGGAAAATTTCTTTAATCTGGGATCGTTTGATGCCAAGAGCAAAATAATACCCCTCGTATTCCATCGTGATGTTAATATCTACTCTGCCAGTTCTATCATCTCGATCTAAATTAGAATGATCCCAATTTGTTATGACTGGTCTGTGATACCAATAAACATTGATACCTTGGGGCTCGGTCCCAAGATCGTAGATTACGATAGAGTCAAAGAAGTGTCTGGTATCATTGGGCTTCAATTTCAATCCCAAGGATGGACGAGTATTCATAGAACTTCGTTGCTCGTCCCCCGTCAATTCGTTTCTTATTTGGAACGAATTTATCTCGTTGGTTGATACCAAATTAGTATTATTTCCAGTAGCGATATTTTGGCCAATACTTCCTAGATAAGAATAAAATCCTAGATACTCTTTCCATAGAGCGAGAACAATAGAAGCTGAATCATCATCGAATGTCATTGTAGCCGGTTGGTATTCGACCTTTGTTGGAACCTTGATGTATTTGTTGTACGACCTAAGAGTCTCATGTTGAATCTGAATCTTTGGATGATCTATGGAACGTAAGTGGGTAAACAGTCTTCCTTGCTGTATAAACTCTCTGACGTTTGTTAGATTCTCTGCTTGCTGAGCAATGATTGGATTGACTTGAAATTCAACGAGATACGTATACTTGTATCTCGGTATGTAGAGTACGGACGGAGAATCGGATTGGCTAAGCCCACCATGGGAGCCGAGATTTCTATTTCTGATTCCATAGTTGATTAAAGGGAACCCAGGATTATTAACTGGTGGAACGCCTGGGGGCTGTTTAAAATCTGCTCTACCTGCCATTATTGGACTTCTCCTGAATTATGAATATATTTACTCTGTAAAACGGTACTATAGAGAGAAACAAATGAGAGTAGAGGTTAGAAACAACAACGTTGACAAGGCGTTGAAAATTCTTAAGAAAAAAATGTTCGATGATGGCATCATAAAAGATGTCATGGAACGTCGATATTTTGTTAAGCCTTCTGCTAAGAGACGTAAGCGAAAGCTGGAAGCAGTCAATCGCGATCAAAAACGTCATGAAAGAGAAAGGCAAGAACGGGAACTACACAAACTGAAAGCTCGCAGGAGGTGATGTAAATTGAAAGCCCCTCGAAAGAGGGGTTTTCATTAAGTGCTTGATGGAAACAGCTTGTCCAACAACTTGGTGTAGGCTATTCTATCACCCCATTCGTGCTTCCTATTGAATCTTTCGAATCTTGCTGCTCCTTTAATGGCGTCATCTAGTGTTTTAGCTCCTTGCAACATTCTAAAAGGTCTCTTCTCGGTAGTTTGTAATTCTTTCCACGCATGTCCCAACTGACCCATAAAATCATCCGGGAGCCCTTCTTTCCTAGAACCTTTCCATTGGGCGATTCCAACAGTTCCGCCCTTTTTGTTTACAGCCTTTTCATTCAACCGACTTTCTTGCATAAATCCTCCGACCAATGCTATGGCTCCAAGCCTGTTCATTCCCTTCCTTACGAAAAAATCAATTGCAATTTTTGCTTTTTGTTGTTCGAACGGTCTGAGCCAGAGTTTCTTTCCGTCGATATCATGTTGAACTAATCGGGTATCTGCTCCCTTGAGTGCCTTAGCAACCTTGTCGGGAGTACTATCCCTGAGTCTATACTTGAGCCATTGATAATCCACCCCTATTCGATCTTTGAATGTTTCAGGCTTCATCTTTAAACCCATGGCATGAATAAGAGATGACCACTTTTTATATTCCGCTTGATCCATGGTTGCTACCACTTGGGCCATCTGTTTTGATTTGCTGGGGAGGGAATCGGCACGAACACCGGAAGAGACTAGCAATATACCTGCGATTATCCCGCTAAGGATACGTTTGAACCCTGGTGGAAGGCTATCAAATGGCCCTTCCATCAGAAAATCGAGGGTATTGGGGGCGTAAATGTCCGCTATCTTCATACTAGTAGACCGTTAAAGAACTACCGATATTTAGAAGGAAACACCAAGTCCGACACCACCTGTGCCAACATTTCCAGATACTGTAGCACCACCGAGAGATAGGCCAGAGAATCCTACGTTGATGGAAGCTCCACCAATATTGATTCCGCCAAATCCGCCAGCACCGTTACCAGTAATAATCGTACCAGACTGTGCGGCAATCTCGTTATTGTGGCTGAAGGTTCCCATTCGTGCGCCATTCTGATTGAAGGCGATAACATTGTCAAAGCGGAGTGTCATTGAAATCTTCATAACGGATGCATCTTCATATGACATTTCACCCATATCTGCTGTAGCAATCTGACATCCAGCATAGCAATACTTCTGTAGGATGTTAGGATCAGCAACACTATCGCCAGCAGTTGCTCCACCAGCTAGTACATCTAGATCCATTTCAAACTTGTAGTTCTCACCAGCCCTACTCATGGTCTGGTCAAAAAAGTTCTGCTGCTTAGAAATTTGGTCCTGAACCCTTGTCATAACTCGGTTAGAGATATCATCAATGAATTCAAGATTGATTGTCTGCCACTCTGCACGAGTATTGATATACGCTGTGCTTACGTAGCTGTAAATCGGTACGATGTTGAAATCAATGTTGGGACGACCGATCCTCTGAACCTGACGGGTAAGGTCATACGGTGCTCTTGCTTCGCCTTGTGTTCCGAAATTGAAGAATAAGACACGATACCTATTGCTCAGAATAGGCATAAGAGCGGGGCCACGATCATTCGGGGATAATCCAGGGACACCAAAATTTGCGAGTGAGTTTACCGTCATTGTTATTCGTCTCCGTAAAGGTTCTTATGACAGTACGTATTTAGGTCAATTCTCCGTTCCGTTTCAAAACCCGTTCGATTCTATCCAAAAGAATCCAGCTATTAAAATCGTCTCGGCGGGCGGTGATTTCTTCCCAATGCAATATGGTGATACCGAAAAGCTCGTATGTTTCAAATTGGGACTCTGTGATTTCTTCTAGAAACAACCCCCCAATATGTGTTTTGGTCTTTTTCTGTTCAGGAAATTTTATGATAGCCACAGCTTCGCCCGGTTTGGCTTCTATTCTTCCATGACGAGTTTCAGCATTTGCCAGTATGGCTTTTCTGATTAAAATATGAATGGTCATACTATTACTAGTCCCTTGGCATCTGTAAGCTCTTTGCTTTCTGTTACACCAAGAATATCTCGCAATGTAAGGAATTGGGCTTCAGTTATTTTTTGTATCGAATAAGAATTACCACTAGTGCCATTAAAGGTAACCTCAAGGTCTGAATTCGTTTTAAAAACCGATGTTGTTTCCCCGGTGGTTGTGTTTCTAATCACCATGTGCTTCATACCGGCCCCCTGTAGAAATATGGAGTTGCGTTTTCTATGGGCAATCTGATAGCTTCGTTTTCATCCATACCTTTCAGATGCCCAATCAAAACTTGGATGACTCGTGCGTGCGTGAAGATAATAACATCGCCACCCTCTTGTATCAACGGAAAAACGTGTTCTCGGCAGAAGGGAATTACTCTATGTTCTACATCTTTCAAAGATTCCCCCATGGGTGGAGCTTCGAAGTAATCTCGTTGCCACTTCTTGTATTCTCTTGGGGCAAGTTCCTTCCTTAAGTCACTGTAAGCTCTTCCCTCAAACAACCCACCACTTCTTTCTCTAAATTCTTCTGCTACTATCCATGTATCTCTGGGATATCGTTTTCCAATCATAATGTCTGCTGTATCTAAACATCTCTGAAGATCGGATGTGAATATTGCATCGAACTTATAAAAGGCGAGATCGAGGATTGCCCGACACTGTTTGCGGCCTTCGGAAGTTAGCGGGACATCCAATTGCCCTGCCATGGTTTTGTTCGCGTTTGATTCAGACTCGCCGTGTCTTACAAAAATTAACATTAATGAAGATGTACTTTAAATATTTCGTCAGTCTTACGTTCTGACCACAAATCATTAGCTCTGTCCAGAAGTTTTTCTCCAACAATAGAATTTGCTTCGTTTTGAATATCGTCCATGATTCTAGACAAGATAACTTGCATTGATCTATCTTCTACAAATTCTTCAAGAAAATCTTCAAACCCCCATACTATACCATTAAATTGGGTGCCTTCTTGTTCAGAATCAAGATCTCCTTCTAAATGGAGGACAGTTACACCCTTGTATGTTTTTACATCTTCTTCATTATAACCATTTTTGAAGTCTTCTGGCTGAACAGTAAGAACAGTCTCAGCAAAAAACTCAAATAGCATGTTTTGCTTCTTTGCTTTCACAGGAATAAAGCAGCGTTTTCCGATGGGGCCTGTAAGGGGATGCCCTATGACGGGCGTAGCCGAATGAATAACTTCTATCAACTTGCTGAAATCTAATGGTTCTTTTATTACTTTTTGCTCTTCACACGGTATTTGTTGATGCATCATACTTCATACCCCTAAATGAAATGGGCGGTCTAGAATAAATCTAGTCCGCCCATGTATTTAGGTCAACAATGAGTTGATTTGGCTGTTAGAATGCGAAACTGTCACCGGTACCAAGAATCTGAATTGGTACGAAAATGAATTCGATTGCCTTGGCTGGCTTAATAGCCACGTCTACAAACAACTGATTAGCATCAATGGTGCTCGCTGGATTATTTGATTCGTCACAGCGAACTGCGTAGTCAAACAATGCACGAAGAGACTTAAGACCAGAAAGATAACGCTCTGTAACAACTTGTGCCGAACGTCGAGTAACAGCATCATTAAGTTCGAAAAGGAACGGCTCAAGGAGTCGGGCCAAGTCATACTTCATCTTAGCAACCAAACGAGATACGTTGATCCTGTCTAGTGCCGATGCAATTGCTGCATTAGTTTTCTGACCGAATACAGTCAAACCACGATTAGGAATGAAGGCGATTGGATTAATCTTGTTCTCGTAAAGAATGTCCCTCATAGCTCTCGTAAGAATTAGTGGCTCGTATTCGTTATCGTTTGTCAAGAAACCTACAGAGGTAGCATTATCGACACGACCACGGTTGTAGCCTGCTGGCGGGAACCATGGAGCAGAAACGGAATCACTGAATGCAATTACTCGCAAAGCCATATGAGACGGTGGCTGAAATACTTCATCACCATCAATGTTGGTTGCTAAACACCACGGATACCAGAATGCAGCAAAGGCGGATCCTCCAGAAGCAAATCCTTCCTCACCGGTTCGAACCACGTTATTAGCGTTGGTAATCCATTCTGCGGCTGTAATCTCACGACCCTCTGGGATACCAGACGGAATCATAAACTTGGGTGTATCAGCAACTACAAATGCGATTTCATTGATGTCTGTGTTAAGAGCAATCATCTCGTCGTAAAGTTCTGGATAACCAGGAACAGAAATCAACTGGTAGTAAATGAATTCAGAACGCATGTCCTGGTTTGCTACCACAGCAGCTTGTAGAGCTTCTACTACAACTTCACGCTGAGACTTTCGGCCAAAGAACCTGCCGGTCTGTGGCTCCCAATTGTTCCCTTCTTCGTCTACTACAACGAAAATACCACTCTGGTCTTCGACCGTTACTGGTTGGAAGTCTGGGTTGAATAGCTTGACCATATTTCTGGTTTTGCTTTCACCAATGTTCATCCAATAGGTTCCATTTAGAACCAAAGATGCAGTCGGGTCATCAGACTGAATGAGTACAGATGCTGTAATGTCTGTGAATATTCCACCAGCAAAACGCTTGATGACTGGATAGTTATCTACATTTTCTGGTGTAGATACATCAACCCAAATCGAACCGTCAGAGGGGAAGGTCGGAGGGGAAGCTGAAATAACTTTTTGAGTAGCCGTTGGATTTGAAACCGTAGTGGTATTAATAGGTACCCACTGGTTTCCAAAACCTAAATTCGAACCCTCTTGATACAGAGCGAAGTCAGTAATTTCATCGTCAAACCAAAAAGTGTTAGGGTCTGGCTCAGACACCGGTTGGTCGGATTGAATGATAACTGGAAGAGGAATAAACTCAAGTCCAGTACCAATAAAGAGTGGGCGTGTTCCTGTGGTGTTTATGCTGCTAATATCTTCCCAAACTACGCCTTCATTTGGAATAGGCATGGTTGGCTGACGAAGGATAACCTGTTGTACGAAAACTCCGTCTACTGCACGAAAACGACGAAGGTTCAAATTCATACCACCAGCGCTACTTGTGGTCTTCCACCAGTAATCGCCATCCTCGACCCCCGCGCCTGTTGGGGCAGTAGCCTGTACGTGGAGATTAACCGTACCACCGAAAATAGCAGTCAGGTTGGCATCGGTTGCTGGAAGCCAGTTTACACCATCAGAGTTGAAAACTAGAGTGCCGTCTTGGGTTGTATAATCAAATCCCCAATCGCCCTGAACACCGGAACCAGTAGGATCGCTAGTAAAGACGGTAAAGTCGTTGGTATCTGTTATCGGAACAAAAGAACCAGAAACTCGTAGAAACACTCCACCAACTACGTCGATCTGTGGAATCCAAAATGTATTATCAGGTGGCGGAAGAGTTGGCTCGATATCTGTCGGAACCAATTGGCCCGTATCTACATCTGCACGAACAATGAATGCTCGGCTGCCTCGACCCAAGAAACTGTGTGCTGCCAAAAGTTGATATTCGTTTGTTTCGTCGCCATGGACCGGTTCACCATCGCTCTTGACGAATACAGGATTACCATAGTTTACTAGAAGCTCTCGTTGTGAAGTTACAGTTCTGAGTTTGTTCGACTCGGTGGTTCCCTGCGCTGTTGCGCTTCCATCAGGGGTTGGCTTATTGGCCCGAGTGGCTACAATAACCAATGGAATGGTAGTGGGGTTCGGTTCTGAATAAATTGATTGATCTTCTACCGAGACAAATACGCCGGGACTTGTCATATTGTTGTCCTCTTTTCCAATAATGCGGAGTTACTGGAATATTTACTCCTTATCCTGTTTTCCTTGCCATTTATACCCCTCCGAGGCTTTCGAAGAAGATTACGTCGTCTTCGTCGGCTCTTATCACGAGCCCGTCAAGCTCTTGGAGACAATCAAATAGCACTTCTCCGGTCTTTTCTACTATTCCTTCCTCAGATAATTCAAGGATAGGAACCACAATTTCGAATATAAATTTTGAATCCAAAACTCTTACTGGAGGGTTCAACCAAAGAACTGTTTCGAAGGGTAAAGTCCACCTAAACATTGGATCTACATTCCCCCCTTCAATTTCCACAGACTCTGGTGTTACATCCCCTAGAAACTTCATCCACGTCAAATATGTCCAATCAGCCGGGGAATTGGATAGCAAAATATCATTTTCTGGATTCCATACCGTAAGAATTTGTTCTAACAACTGAAATCCTTGGTCTTGGTTGGAAGCCCATATAGAAATATCAAAATTGACCAAATAGGGAACAGCCATCATTCTTTCGACAGTTTTCTTCTTCCCAGCTTGGTTCAACAATAATTTGCCATCAGGATCTCTTGCCCTTTCAACAAAACTGAATCGTTCAAAATGCTGCGGGAATTGACGAAGCTCGTTATATTGTTTAGTGCCGGTCATTACGCAAGATATAATAGGAAGGTAAGGAACAGTGTTTTCACTTCCTCCTTGTAAAATATATCCGACAACTCTTTGCATGTTTCCGTATATTATCGGGGTATCTAATACTCGTCGTTGGCCGTCTCGTTGGTTTCCTGTTATGACTTGATATCCAGAAAATGCTGCCATAACCTGTACGAACATTCTCTTAAATTCTGCATTGTAGAAATATGGCTTCTTCTTAATCGTCATTTTTCATATTCACTTGATTCATCAGCTTCTTCACCCGACCCTTGAAAATTTGCTGGTCGCCCTTGTCCGTCTTGGCAATTGGCTGATTGTGCTTATCAGTCTTGAATCCCTTGATGGTAGCATTTCGATTCTTGAACTTACCAACCATTAACTCATCACCAACTTCCAGGTCCGGTAGCTTGAGTTTTTCTGAGTCAGCCTGTTCATCCGAGAATGTAGAACCCGTAAGATCATCCCTGAGTTTGTGCTTGTATTCCGTTGCATCAGTAGGAAGTGGATATATCGGAGGTAGACCATCATCATTGGCATCTACTGTTGACATCATGAAAGAACTATCATCCATTCCTTCTTCCAAGGGAAGTCCTGCTCTTCTTCTGATGTCATTTAGAAAATCAAAAAAGTTCATTAGTATGTATCCTTCAACTTGCCGTCATTTGTATTAAGAACCTCATCACTTTCTTTAATTGATACTGGATCATCTGGAGATGGTTGAGACCTATCCTCTCTATCAGTCAAGACATCATGTATGTTTCGTAGTTTCCCAGGGCGCTTTCTATCTTCTTCCGAACGATCTGACATAAACCCTCTCAATGCTTGTACATGATTGTAAGGTTGCCATTCTCGTTTCCTGTCGATTTCTTTAGTTCTCCATTTACCATTTTCGAATTGATACAATCTGTTGCGTTCGAAGTCTGTTCTTACGAACCAATCTCCCTGTGCTGGGTCTGATGGGAAATCCCCTCCTTGCATTACAGGAATTCCATTTGGAGGTAGTGCATCATCCGAAAAAAGATGTGGACTCTTTTCCGGGTCGTCTTCACAAAACCACATAATGGTAGTATCTACTCCCGTAGTATTTGCGTGCTCTCTTGCAAGTTCTTGGTTCCTTTCCGTAAGGCGCATCATAGCTTCTCTGTTTGACATCTGGTCTCTCAAAGTCCTTCCATATTCATCGTGACGTTCAAATAAATCTAAGAATTCTTGCTGATCCCTCAGAGGCCGCAACGTTACACCCATCACATGCCTTCCATACATTGGATCATATCCAGTTGGAGACCAAGCAACTCCTGACACTTCGTACCATTTGTTAGCAATTCTTCCATCGATACCAACTTCTCTCAAGTGCGGCATTTCAATAACATCACCAATGGTAAGACGACGCTCCAATTGCTTTTCCATTTCTTGAACATGGAATTCCATAGTGATAATATCGTTTGCCAACCCCCCAAGACCGAACCTAAGAAATTCAAGTTCGTTTTGAGATACTGTATACACTCCACGAAGAATGGGAATTTCTTCAAAATCGTATGCTCTATCTCGGTTCTCGTTGAGAACGGTATCTTGTATACCTAGAAACGAACCAACGTTAAGTGGCTCAGTTCCTACCGGCCCATGTGAGAATTCTCTAGTATCAGAAGTATCAATTACATTTTCATCATCTGCGGTGTCTGTACCGTGAGGATCATTCATTACCCCAAGAGCATCAGCGTCCTGGCCGAAGGTTCCCAGCATTCTATAAATGTTCACATCCAATCCGCCCATATCTATGTGCAGGCGAATGATGTCGGAAATGAACCTACTCGTCTTTGTTTGATTACCAAAGTGAGATTTTCCATTCTTGTCTTTTCCGAACAACGTGAATTGTTTAATTGGCTTAAATTTTGGCATCTTTTGTTTTTACCATTGCTTTCAGTTTATCTGCCAGTTCTTTAGGAACAGAAAATGGAGCATATTTTTCTCCAAGTTGATAAGCAGCTATTAGTCTATGTCTTCCTTCTACTCTTATGTTGATCTTGTCATCGTGCATTCTTCTTACGTCTGCGGGATCTAACCAACCATTTTCGTAGATATGTTTCCTAACTCTGTTGATTTTCCTCTCATGTTTATATGTCAAATTGTCAGGATCAATCGTCCACGGAGTACATGTGTGTTTATAGAAGTCTAGAATATCAAACCACACTATCTCTCGCTTAATAGAATCTAACAGTTCCGGGTCTTCCGCCCTGTCTGAATTTTCCTCTATTGCCCATTTCAATTTCATCAACCTCGGATCGGCTGTAAAATCATTCCAGCGTCACCAAATAGAAGAGCATCATCTTCTAAGCGTCGTTTTTCATCTAATCCTTCACCAGCCAATTGTTCTCCCTTCATAACTGATCCACCTTGTGCTCCAGGAAGTGTGGCGAACAGACGATACTTTTCTGCTAATATCAATTTCATTTCGGCCAGGGTGTAATCCTGAAGCCATCGGTGCGCCCAATGATCTTCTAGCAACTCATTCCAAGACTTGAGAGCGGAGCATTGCAAAACAACTTGCTCATTCTGATTCGGAACTTGCGTGAAGAAAATAGTATTCGTTTCATTCCTAAAAACGAAATGAAGTTCGCGAACAAATAGTCTATCCAGAGTTTCTTGATACTGAAGTACAAGGTCATATGAGAATAGGTCGAAGGCAGCACCATTCTGACCAATACCACCTCGTAGAAGGGTATTAGCAGTAGCTGCTCCGAATGATTCGAAAGCGCCCGATCCGCCGCTCGCGCCACCGAATAGCCCACGGGAACGCCATACCTGAATCACGTTGTCAATCCGCTCGTTAAGGACGTACTCCTGCTGTTGAGGCGAAAGGGCTAGTGGACCATAGGCTAGCCACGTAGACCGCTGAGAATACGTCTGGTAAGCTCTCACGGCTATTTTCCATGATGTCTGATAGTCTTCGTCCTCCAGATGGACATCGATGTTAGATCCACCCAATCTGATGTAATTTTCCCTGAACATTCTGTCCAGTTTCTGTTCCACCCCTGGAGTGTTTTCGTCGTTATCAACTTCTTGCGTGACTGAAAATGCGGTCATTTTTGTTGTTCCCGTGGCTACTGCACTTATTTACCTTGACTCTGGTCTGTCAAAAAACCATATATACTATTGTCTTTTAACAAAAAGTCCACAGGCAGTAAGACCTTGCGCGTTAGCAATGGCACTAAAAGTCCTGCGGCAGTAAGGAAAAACGTAATGTTTAATGTAACTCGTGAATACGAGGCTTGTGTATTAGTCAATGGCAAGCCAGTTACCGAAGTCGAGCACAACGGTAGAACCTATATCGAAGGACGTAAAGATTCCGAATACGAACTTCGCTTCAAAAACAAAACCTCCCAAAATATACTAATCGTACCTTCTGTTGATGGGTTAAACACCCTAGACGGAGAAGAGTGTGGGGTGCATTCGAATGGATATGTTGTATATGCCCACCAAACCATTACTATTCCAGGATGGAAGGTTGACAATGGTACTGCGGCTAAATTCGCTTTCAAACCTCAAGATTCCCATTACAGCGATGATGAAACCTACGCTGAGCAGATGGGAGAAGATTCCAATCAAGGAGTTATTGGATTCATGGTATTCAGAGAAAAAGTAGTTCCTAATTTTTGGACTACCACCATTTTCTGCAATAGCTATCCAACTATTGGTGGTCCTGCTATAACAAAACGTGGCGGACCCACTTGCGATTCTTATTCTGCCAATGTGATGAATGTCTCCGGGGCTGGTGGTGTATCTCAGAATGTAGGAGGGGCTGGATGCCAAACGATAGGTGCGGCTGTCGGTGGAACTTCTACCGTTAGTACAACCGAAGGAGCATGGTCTTCTACTGAGAATATTGTCAATACTGTAGATAAGGTAGATCCTGATGAAGGAAAAAGCCTTGGAACCGGTTTTGGTGAATCCACTAAGTTTGATACTATTAATGTATCATTCCAGCGGGAAACCCCAGAAACTCCTGATGTAGCATTTGCTTGCTATTATGATACCATTCAGAATCTCAAGAAGCAGGGAGTCCCTGTGAACGCATTCCGAAGGCGCGTTAAGAAGCAGAGGCCAAATCCATTTCCCATGACTCCTGCAATTATGCCGCTTCAGGGGTGCAAAACTCCCCAAAATTGGAGAAAGTAATATGAGTACGTGCTGCTGTTCAGATCCATACTGTACAATAAACGGGTGCCAACGTACTGCTTGCCCCGATTGGCCACAACCATACACTCCGACCTATCCGCAGCCGTATTACCCACCGGTATACCCGACATTCCCAACATTCCCCCAACCACCGGCCATTGCGCCGGTTGGTTGGAAGTGTCCTAACTGCGGGGCTGGAGTTTCACCCGATGTGGACATATGTTCTAACTGTAGGCCGTGTTTTTCTTTTACGACGATTTACACAACAACATCCACAACCGAGGCGAATACAGATGATAGGGAAGATAGCACTTCTGACTCCTGAAGAATGTGACGAAATAGTCGAAAAGATCAAGGAGGAACCCTGGCATGAAGGATTTTCTCAAGGGGAG